TCTATTTGTGAAAACGTAGGTGCATCCAATGGGTCAAAAAGAAATTCGTATAATCTTGTTCCAAAATCCGGTAAATAATATCTTGTACCTTTTCTTGTTAACAAAAGATGTATTAAATTATTTCTGATTTCTTTTTCCGTTGTATTAGATAAATCTAAATATTTCCCTTCAAAAGAATCTCTGAAAGGAAAAGTCAAACCGTATGTTGTTCCATCTGCCATAACTATAAATATAGTGTCGTAACTATTTTTTATAAATACCCCTAAAATAAAAAATCACGACCTTAAGTCGTGATTTATATTCTTATTAAGAACCACATCCGAAACATTCAAATTCCGTATCTGTCGGTTTTTGAGTTAAATCAATTGTTGGTTTTTCAATTTGTTTTGGTTGACCTACTTTTGAAATGTCCACCGCCAAGTGTTTAGCTCCGGTTGATATTGCCTTTGTTCTAACATAATAACAAAGAGTTTTCAATCCTTTACCCCACGAATGGAAGTGTGATGATGATATCTTTGATAATGTTGGATTAGACATATAGATATTCATTGATTGTGATTGGTCAATGAATGGTGCTCTGTCAGCCGCCATATCAATAAGTTCTCTTTGAGATATCTCCCAAATTGTTTTGTACTTTGGAATTAAATGTTCAATTCTTTTAACTTTCTTGTTGTAATTTTTATCTTCTTGGTCAAGATAATTATTAAAGTTAATATTTTGAATTGACCCTTCATTCATAATGATTTCGTTTTTCAAATCTTCAGACCAAATACCAATTTTCTCAAAATCATTAATTAAGTATTTGTTAACAATTAAAATTTCACCCCCAACTACACGACGATTAAATAATGCCGAGTGAGCCGGTTCTGTCATTTCAAATGAACCTGTAATCTTAGCTGAAGACGCAACTGGCATCTGAGCCGTGAATAAAGAGTTACAAACCCCGTGATTGGATACATCTAACTTAAGTGAGTCCCAATCCCACATTCTCCCTAAACCTTCGTAATCTAACCCCCACATATCAAATTGGAATATACCTTTTGACATCGGTGAACCTTTAAAGAATTTATATGGTTTGTATTCACCTGATTTACATAATTCCATACTTTCGGTGATTGCCGCAAAATAAATTGTTTCAAAGATTTCTTTGTTTAATTGTTTTGCCTCTTCAGATGTGAAGATATAATCCATTAAGAAGAATACATCAGCAAGACCTTGAGTTCCAATAGCTATTGCTCTTTGTTCTAAACCACCTTTTCTACCTTGTTCGGTTGAATAACTATTAATGTCAACAACTTTGTTAAGTGCTCTAACAACCTTTCTAACTTCACTATAAAGTAATTTGAAATCAAACTCACCTTTAACAATAAAGTTTTTTAATACCATAGATGATAACGTACAGATAGCTGTAGTAGTTTCATCGGTATATTGGTAAATCTCATTACATAGGTTAGATTGTTTAATAACCCCAATGTTTTGATGATTTGTTTTTCTGTTAGCACTATCTTTAGAACATAAATAAGGAACTCCTGTTTCAACCTGAGATTCAATAATCTTATTCCAAATTGTCTGAGCTTTCACTTTCTTACCTAAACCAAGTTCAACCGCTTTGTTGTAATTTGATTCATACTCATCACCGTAAGCTTCTTGTAATGGTTTAATACCCGCTTTGATAATATCGTTAGGACAGAATAAGTACCAATCATCGTTGTTCTTAACCGCATTCATAAAGTTATCCGGTAACCAAATTGAGGTAAATAAATCTTTAGCTCTCAACTCTTCCGCTCCTGTATTCTTTTTGATTTCAAGTAAATCAATAATGTCTTTATGCCAAGGTTCAATGTAGATAGCAGCACTACCGGGTCTTCTACCTTGTTGATTAAAGAATCTTAATCCTTCATTAACAATCTTTAGGTATTTTAATAAACCACCCGCAAATCCACCTGATGAGTTAATACGACTCTCTTTACTACGAATGTTAGACATACATAACCCAATTCCCGCAGCGTCTGACGAATATGTTGAAATATCGTTAAAGGTTTGTAATAAACCTTCTCTTGAATCACCATTATTGTATTTTAATACGCAAGACGCTAGTTGAGGTGTTTTAGTTCCCGCATTAATCATAATTGGTGTCGCAGGAGAGATAACTTGATTTGATAATGAATTGTAGTACTCAACAGCTTCTTCATATGATTTAGTTACCCATAGAGCGACTCTCATATACATATGTTGAGGTCTTTCAATTACTTTACCTTCAGGATTTTTTAATAAATACATTTCTGATAAAGATTTCCACGCAAAATAATCAAAATTGTAATCATTCTCGTGATTAATTACAGAATCAATATCACCCCACCCATATTGTTCAATAGTCTCCATTAATTTATCGTTAATGATACCACAATCGTGTAAGGTTTTCATTGTGTTACAAAAACTATCATCAGTCTCTTTATGATACGCAGAAATAGCAACAGATGACGCTAATCTTGAGTAATCGTGATGACTTCCGGTATATGCCGCAGCAATCTCGTAAACCAATTTATCCAACTCTTTTGTTGTAATAACACCCTCTGTTGGAACAGAAGTAATCACCTTAATGAAAACCTCATCAGCATTAACTTTTAACCCTTTTGATGCTTGTTTAACTCTACTGTATATTTTTTGGGGGTTAAAGGAAACCTCATCACCCCCTCTTTTTTTTATCTTTAATGACATCATATTAAAAGTCCTCTGTAAATGTTAATGATTCACCTAATTTAGCTTTCTGATACTCCATAGTTCTTGACTCAAAGAAGTTTCCTTTTGTCTCAACAGCAATCTGTTCCATAAATTTAAATGGTTGTTCAACATTAAAATGTTTTTTACATCCAAATTTAACTAATAGTCCGTCGGTTACAAATTCAAGATATTGTTTCATTAAATTTGAGTTCATTCCAATTAAAGATACTGGTAATGATTCTGTAATAAATTCTTTTTCAATCTCTAAAGCCGATAATAAGATTTCTTTTATTCTTTTCTCCGTTGGTTTGTTCTCAACGTGATTGTTAATCAAATGAATAGCAAAATCACAGTGTAAATTCTCATCTTTGAAGATAAGACTATTAGCATTACATAATCCTTGCATAATTCCTCTTGATTTCATCCAAAAGATTGAACAGAATGAACCTGAGAAGAAGATACCTTCAACCGCTGCAAACGCAACTAATCTTTCTTGAAAAGAAGCGTTCTCAATCCAATCAAGAGCCCATTTAGCCTTCTTTTGAACTGCCGGTAATCTATCAATTGCGTGGAAACATTCGTCTTTCTCTTTTTCATCAGATACATAAGTATCAATCAATAATGAATACATTAAAGAGTGAATGTTCTCCATCATAATTTGGAATCCGTAGAAGAACTTTGCTTCAGCATATTGAACCTCTTTTAAGAAATTCTCCGCCAAATTTTCATTTACAATACCATCAGACGCTGCAAAGAACGCTAATATATTTTTAAGGAAATATCTTTCATTGTCAGATAGGTTTTCCCAATCTCTAATATCGTTAGATAAATCTACTTCTTCTGCCGTCCAAAAAGCTGCTTGATGTTGTTTATAATATTCCCAAATATCATTATGTTCGATTGGGAAGATAACGAATCTATCGTTGTTTGGTTCTAATATTTTTTCTTTCATATTAATTGTTTTGTGTTTGATTTTTTTCTTTTCTCTTGTCTAACAAGTCTTTTATTCTTTGTCTGTTTCTTTCTTCGGTTTGTTCTTCTAATCCTAAGAATGTTACTGAACTTTCAGTATCAATCTCCAACATACCATTATCAAATTTACAATTCTCAAAAACAACCCCATCATCACCAATACGTGATTTAGTAATTGCAATCGTCGCTAGTTTCATTTCTTTTTGTTGTAGAGATTTAGCCACGGAAATAATTACGTGTCCAACCTGTGCTTTTTTGATAGAACCACCCATTTGGTCGGTAGTTACAACATCCGAAGATATTGAACTTCTATTACCTTGAGTTGCTGTCCATCCTACCAAGTCAAGTTCGTGACACATAGATTCAAAACCTCTCATCACAGACCCTTCAGATTTCCATTCATCCCCCAAGTTTTTATCCGGAACCACACAATCAATGTAGTCCAATAATACCATATCAACTTTGATTCCTTCCGAAATCATTTTTCTGATTTGATTCTTAATCTGCATCATTGTTACAGTATCGGATGGAAGTTTTTTAAGTATCAATTCATTAGGCATTTTCTCCTTAATTTCTTGAACTTTAATCATTACTTCATCTTTTCTTAAAGACAAATCATCCGGATGGATTTTTGTCCATAATGTAATGTGTTTACGTTGAATAATCTTTGGGTTATCCTCAAAGAATATTTGTAACACGTTGTACCCCAAATTAAATGCGTGATTCGCAATTTTTGTAAGTAATGTTGATTTACCTACACCTGTTGGGGCTAATACCACACCGATTTCACCTTTAGCAAGACCACCTTTTAAGAGTCTATCTATACCCGGAATACCCATTGGTATTGGGTGACGATAATCTTCGTTTAGAACATCATCTAAGTTACTAAAAACACTTTCCGTCCCCTTATCGTGTTCTCCTACTTGTAATGCTTTACTAACCATCTCTTCTAATGTGTCATAACTCTCAAATTCACCAGTGTCGATGATTTTTTGAGCTTTAACCATTACTTTCTGTAACTCCTGTTGTTTACAGAACTTCATTGATTTTTCTTGTACAAATTCAGCTCCTTCAAGCGTAGACTCCTTAACTTTTGTAAGGGTATCAATAATGATTTTAGCCGCTAGAGGTTGTTGTATCTCAGATTTTGTAATTTGTTCTAATGTGTCAAAGGTTGGTGTGTGTTCGTATTTTGTATAATACTCTTTAATCATTTGAATGATTAACTTAAAATATTTATTCTCAAAATAACTTGTTTCAATCACATCTATAATTGACCGTGAAAAGTCTTTGTCGATAATGATTTGGTTTAATAATTGTATCTGAAAGGTACTACCTAGATACTCGAAATTTTTGTTTGACGCCATATATTTTTTCTTTTAGTGTAATAATAAATACTACACACTTAGGGTAACATCTATATATTTTTTTGTTAAATTTTTAGATGAAAAGATGTCAGTTAAGTTCATCAATAGGTTTTTTAGGTGTGGGCGTACATCTACAGTATATCTTATCTTTGGAGGATACACTTTAGCGTCCACCTGTCTATGACAAATTGTCACATCATTTTGTTTGATGAAGATGTTAAAGTACTCCGGACCATCTGTATAAGACGTTTCCAAAATAGCTGGATTGTTAATAATTTCGTACATATTATCCGTCATATACGTTACGGTTTTTAATGATAATTGTGTCTGAATATCGTCTTTAAATTCACGAAGTAATTCATAAAGTTCTAATGAGTTTTTCCCCTCATTGTTAAACTCTCTCACGTTAAAAAATCTTTGTACAATGATGTTATCATTTACCATCATTAAGAATTCTAATTTTACCGATTCTTGGTCTTTCATAGTTTTAATTAATTGTTGTTATAATTTCTTTTTTCTTTTCTTGTTAGTTTCATAAAGGGTCTAACAAAATTAACCCACGCATCGTCCCCCTTTGGTAGGTACTTAAAAAATCCATCTTCCATCATCATTTTAATAAGTCCCCTATGACCCCTTCCATCAGGGTCTAAAGTTTCTCTATAATACAATTCAACAAGTTCCTTAGCATCATCACTAATTAACGGATTTGACAAATTTATGATTTTTTCGTTAATAACAAAATATTCATCACCATAAACACCACTCTTAGTCTTACCGGATAATAAATTTTGTAGTGTCTTATTATCCTTGTTCTCCTTAAGAAGAATTTCCGCCTTTTCTAAAATATCGGTAAACGAAACCGGTTTTTCAAGTAGCTCAGGAAAAAACTTAATAAGCGTCTTCTCCCCCAACCCATATATCCCATCAATATTATCCGATTTGTCACCCGATAATATCTTATAAGTTTTAATGTTTTCGTGAGGAAATTCGTAAAAATCACATTTGATTTTACTTCCTAAATGATAAGTTTGTTTGTTTCTTGGATAATATACCGACACCTTATCGGAAATAAGTTGAGTAAGGTCTTTATCACCCGAATAGATGGTCTTTTGTTCGTTCTCCGAGATTTGGCAGTAGTAAGCAATCAAATCATCCGCTTCGTTATTATCTACGTTGATTTGTCTTATATAACAGTCCTCCAAGTATTGTTTGATTCTTTCTTTCTGCTCAGTGAAAGAATCTAACTTATACTCGTTGTCTCTGTCTCTACGTTGTTCTTTATATTGGGGATAAATAAGTTTTCGAGTTGAGGAGTTATCATCACCATCCCACATAACAACAACCTTATCAAAGTCTTGTTCGTCTATGAAACGTCTAATGGTATTCACAAAGTGCCATATGGCACCTATGTGTTTTCCATTATGATAATAATCTTTAACCCCGTGAAAACCAATTTTTACTAAATTGTTTCCGTCAACCAAAAGTGTTTTAGTCACTTATTTTTTTTTATATTCGTTACTAGTCTTTTTCTTCAATCTCTTTCAAATCGTAATCACCATCTGTTCCGATAATATTCTTCCAATATTCAGAGTATTCTTTTTTGTATTTCTCAATAGACGCTTTTTCTTCAGTAGTTTCTTTACCCGCTAAGAATCCGTGAGGTGTTACTATAATTTTACCATCTTCATAACCCAATCCGTTGATGTGGTTCTTCATTACTGAGATTTTAGTTCTTACAGCAAATTTGATAGTTCTTTTATCTTTAGTAGCAGTAATCTTTGTTGTTCCCGCACCTTTTTCATTTCCAAAACGGAAAACTAATGAAGAGTTTAACCAAATCGCCTCACCACCTTTAGCTTTAATCTTAGGTTGTCCAAATGGATTATCCGGAAGTTCAACCCAAGGCTGATTAACAATAACCAAAGTATTTTCATATTTAGAATCCGCTTTACGACTTCCTGAAATTCTTTGATTGATACCCATACCAATTTTGTCAGCTAATGCCGCAGCATTATGTTGTTTCCCACCTTTACCTTCAAAAGTCATTTTACAAGGAACTGAACCAACAGAATCCCATAAGAATAACAAACTGTAATCTAACTCACCTTTTTCCTGAGCGTCAAGTAAACTATTAATATAATCTGTAATTTGTTCTATATAACTAAAGTTATTATTGAAAATGTAGAACCCGTCCCATTCTAATTCACCCGTTTCTTCGTCAACCATTTCTTCACAATCAAAACCCATAAGTTTTGCGTGCTCAAATGACCACTTTTGTTCGGTAATAATGAATACCGGTAATATTTGTTTTTTCTGAGCATCAACAGCACATTTTACCAACGCAGTTGTTTTACCTGTATCTGAGTGACCTAAGAACATATTTAAGTGTCCTATAGCCGGACCCGGAATACCAACAGCATCCAAAAAGTCAGGACCTAAGTCGAAAAACCTTTGTGGTTTGTATTTTGCCGATGTTGAGAATTTGTCCTTAATGGACTTAAAATCGTGTTTTTTAATCGCCATATTTATATGTTAATTTAATTTTTTAATTTGTTTAGACAAGTCGGACACCGAGTAATCCCGGTGCCCAAGTTATATGTCTAAGTTTTGTTTGATTAGAATGGCATATCTGAATCCTCATCGTCATTCGCTTGTGGGTCAATCGGAGCCGATGGTTTAGAACCACCAAATGAAGTTTCACTTTCATCAGAGTTACCATAATCGTAACCACCTTTGTCAGTATTCCATTTTGGAGTTTCACCTCTTGCAATAGCTTCTAAGTACTCAACCGGTTTTTTAGAGTAAACATCACTCCAAGTTAATTCATCGTTAACCCAACTTTCAGCAAGTTTTGTGTCTTCGTGAATTGGAGCGGCATCATCATACATAACTGTTTGAATTACCGTGTAAACCGCTCCTTTTGGAGTTTTAGCTTTAGTTAATTCAAGGATAAGGTCTCTTCCCTTTTCAGGGTCAGCAATATCTCCTTTGTTTCTGTAGATAGGAATGATTTTGTCATAGATACCTTCATTTTTGTAGTTAGATTTAAATCTCCAAAATTTAACCCCATCTTCTTCGTTATCTCTATCGATAACTTTAACAATGTAGAATTTACGTGATAAGTAAGACGATGACAATTTTTTGTCATTTTCATTACCTGTCGAACGAAGTTCTTCGTAAACCTCAGTTAAAGGTGAACGTTCATTGTCATTTTTTCCCGGGTCATAAAATTTTTGGAATTTTCCATCAACTTGAATCTCGTGATACCAAACTTCTTTAAATGGTGAAGAACCATCTGTAGTTGGTAAAATTCTTAATCTTCTTTGGCCTTGAGTTTCCTTATCTGAAAGGATTGCCGCAAAGTATTTTTTCATTCTTTCTTCTTGTGTAAATTTTGAGGTAGAAGAAGTACTACCTTGTTTTGCTTTCTCGTATTGAGCCAAAACTGCGTCTAATGAATTTGTCGCCATAGTGTTTAAAATATTTAAAGGTTTATAAAAGTATAAGTGTCAGCCGTGTGTTTGTCAAATTGTTTTGTAAAAAAAAAGACGGTCCTAAGACCGTCATATCTATCTTAGTTGTTGAAATGAATTTGGTTGTGTTTCATCACCAAAATTTCTAAATGTTTTTTGTATTTCATTAGGTGAATAATCTTCAACATCGTTCTGAGTTAAAACATATTCATTTTTTCCCGATTTTTCCATATCATCTTCTTTATCTTCAAAAAAATCAGATAATTTTTGATTAAATGGTCCTGAGTCTAAACTCCTTAATTCTAATTTTTCTTGAGGAGTTTTTTCTCTGTATTTTTCAATTTTTTGTTCTAAATCATTTAATTTAGTCATAATACCATCCATTTCACCAAGTTTACTTTCTAAACCGTCTAAATGTTTGAATAAGTTATCAAAATACTCTTCTTGTTTTTGTTCAACTTTTTTCTGAGAATTTACCAAATCGGTAATATCCATTTCTTCAGTACCGCCAACTTTACCTTCGTCACCTAATTTTTCAACATCAGGGTCGTTTGCCAAATCCACAGGTTGTGGACCTGCGGGTGCTGCCGGAGCAGGTGCCGCAACATTTGGGTCAACAGGAGCCGGAGCTCCACCCGCTGGTGGTAAGGCGTTTGGGTCTTCACCCGGAGGTGGAGGTAATGTAGCGTCTTGTTCTACAATATAATTATTAATTGAATTATATCTAGCAATTTCTTCTAAAATTCTATTGTCTATTTTTTTCATTTTATCCGTTTAATAATTGTTTTACACCAGTTGTTGTTTCAACTTGTATTTTTCTATTTTGACTCATTGTATTGTCAACTCTTTCTATTAGACCATCTTTCATTCTAATTGTATAACAATCTCCTGAATCTAAATCACAAACTTGTTTTGAACCGTTACCCATATCTTTCTCAGTAGTACGGGTTTTTTTACCTAAGTAATTTTCTAATAATGATTTTGTATCCATAATCTTTTTATATATAAATATCTGTTTATTTGTAAATGTTACTGAGTAAATGATGCACTAACTAAAGTAAATGGGTCCGATTCCAAAGGTCCTTTAGGATAATATTTCACAATCATAGTATATATTCCAGGATTTTTACCATTTACAGTACAAGTTCTAGCTCCTGAAC